CTGTCGAAGTAACTCCAGTCGGAATTGCTTTCTGAGCCATTCCCCGAGCTGCTTTTGTTGCCAGATGTCCTCCGATTCCCTTCGCTCCCGCTTCGACATATTGCTCTCCAAGAAGTTGAGGGTCTGCTAAAGTCTGAGCTTTAAGTCCCACATACGCGAGAGCTTCTTCGTCAGTCATTGTTGAGTATAAATCCTCTCTTTCAAGGGTCTCTAGTTTCTTTAATTGTTCTGCCAGAGCCTCTCTGTTTCTTGTCGCTTGATACTCATCGATAATCATTTGCTCCATGTCCGGTTTTAATTGGTCGAGTCTCTTGCTCTGGCTCAATAATTCCATTACGACCTTTCTCTCCTCGTCTGATATTGGATTTTCTTGTTGCCATCTTTGGCTGTATGGTTCAACCGCTCCTTTGCTTGCTATTGTCTGATATAACATGAATTGATGCGGAGTTAAATTATATGTTTGACCGCCTAGCGTTAAATTATAATTTCCGCTTCTTCCTCTTGTTGCGGCAAATTCTGCGTCTCCTCCTCCACTCGAATAAAGCTTTGCTTGCTCTGCCAACATTTCTTCTTCCGTGAGTCTCGGTTCGATTTCCGTGGTGTCCTCAATCACATAAGGTTCTGGTCTGTCTTCATCAACAGTCATAAATTCCTCAAACTTCTCCTTTCCCTTCTTCTTCCATTTGTCCCAGATTGCCACTATGTGCCACCTCCGATTCCAGTCGTCATGTCTCCCTCTTGAAATCCAAGCGGTTTAGATGTCTGCGATTCCATTCCGTCTTTTCTCTCGTCACTTAACAGTTCGTTATGAAGTGAAGCTGGGAATTGAAGGTCAATCTTCAAATAAAGCTGATTCCAGACTTGGTCTTCGATGTCCTTTTGCTCGTCTTCGACTGATTGCTGGAATGCTAAATAAGCAATCTTAGCTGTCGATTCAGTAAATTCTCCAGAGCTTCCGAGAATGATTTGAGGGATTCCGACAACTTGGAAGAATCTGTCTGTTAATCTGTGCTGCCAAGGGAGAGGATTAAGAGTCGCATTACTAGGAACAGAGACCAGCTCGAAATCCACCGTGTCCTTTGGAATATAAATGTTCTCTCCTTTGTTAATGACTTCATCCATTTTTCCTATGAATGTATTAATCTTTCCTTGGTCGTCTGTGTCGAGTTTGAAAGCCATGATAGGTTTGACATGTCGATGCTGAAGTTGTTTCATATCTGTGAAGCTCTCATTAAGTGCGTTGATGACTGGCTCGAGTGCTTCAATGTCTGAAGTTCCGTGAATCTCATCAGCTACTCTCTTATTAATTAAGTGAAATATCTGAGTTGGTTTGAATTTGTGAATGACTGATTTCTTTCCAGTCTTTGAGAGTTGTTCATATCTCTTGATTATTCCCTTTTTATTGACCACTATTTGAATGGTCGAAGGGTCGAGAGGTTTGATGTTGAGGAGTTGTTTGGTTTGAGGGTCTCTTATAATCTCAGCGAATGCGTCTCCAGCAATTCTCCGAGTGACTATCATGTTCTTTAGAATTGTGTTAAAGGTGTCCCTTCCGAATCCCGTTATTGAGTCGAGAACAGTCTCAGTTGTTAAGTCTTCAGTTTCATATCCTTTTCCAATTGTCCAGATTGCTCGCATGTCAATAGCTTGTTTGAGTTCTGGAATTGTTTTATAATAACCGTAATATTGAGACCATTTAGAATTTGTCCATGTCGTTTCTTTTGTGCCTGAAGCTGCGTCTGTGTTCCTAGTATCGACAGTTACATCATCAACTGTGTTCGTCATGTCGCTACTTGTTGCGTATGCTATGTCGTTTTCTGGCATTTTATTATTAGTCTCTCCTTATTTATATATCTAATCTTAATGGTATTTGAAATATTGCTGCTGAAGACGGACCGCCACTTCCTCCGTAATCACTACCAGCTGGATTGAACGAAACATCAACAGATGCGAAAGTTGCTGAAGCGAATTTCTTTGCCCACCCTTCCAAAGTCACTCTTATCGATTCTCCTTTTTTGAAGTGTGTTTCTGGAATCTCGATGACTACCTGTGAAGAACTATAAGACCACCCGCTTCCAGTACTCATCTCTGGTCCTCGAGAGTGAGCAATTTCGGTTTCAGTTGTGCCATCCCACTTCCTAATTCTTGCTAAAATATAACGGTCACATTGACCGTCACTATTTCCAGCGTGAGGGAGATAAGCTAAACACTTCCCTGAGAGTGTGATTGGGTGGTCTAAAATATAATCAAAATCTATATCGACGAGTTTTGTATAAGAGGAACTATTTGTATTTGCTGATTGTTGCGAAGGATTTGCTGCCATTGTGTGTCTTACTAATTGGAATGTATCTGTGGGTGTTGCTCCTTCCGAAGCTCCGTGAGGATAAAGCGTTAAGAATCCAGTTCCTGAGACAACATCTGCGAAGTCGTAATTTACTTGAACATCTCCTCCAGTTCGATATACAATTGGAAGCGGCATTTATGCGTCTTTCATGAATTGTCTGACCTTCATGTCCTCCATGGTTTTCATACATTGAACAAATCGGTCTCTTAATACATCGAGCATTGTCTCCGCTTCGACTCTGGAAGTAAATCCAGACATATCGTATTGAATGACCGCCATGGCAGACCAACAAGCCGAAGCCATTTTAAGAATCCCTTTGACATCTGCGTTAAGTCCTGAGTATAAATCAGACCAGTTCGTTCTGGTTTGAGCATTGATTAAAGACTCGGATTGAGCTTGAAAGTCATTGATAAAAAGTTCAGTCGCTGAAACAGCTGAAGCATTAACTCCCGCCATGCGTTTGACTTCGTCAGTTGTTGCGAATATTCCTGTATCCACCATTATTTAGTTCTCCTTATTAATTCAGACAATAAATCAAACAACATTGCGTCTCTTAATGAGATTTCGACTGGATATTGTTCTCCAGTTACTTTGTCAATAAAGCCTCTCTCGATTAAATCAGTTCCTTTAACCATGATATTTAGAACCAGTCCATATATTTAAACTTTTGTCATGGAGACACCATGCCGCTCTGATGAGTGCCTCTGTTATGTGAGTATATCTTCCGAAGATTCTTATTCCTGAGTTCGTATATTCATACTGAATAGATTGGAGAGAATGGAGAACCTCATCATTTTCAAACAGTTCGAGTTTATTCTGCTCCATTATTCTTAAAAGATTGGTGTAGAGGTCTTCCTTGAGAATCTTCTTCATTCTTTTATCTTTACTGATTGCTTTTGAGGAGTTGTTGATTGCTTCAGTCCGTCTTTTTGTTGTTTCTTCTTCGAGGAGAATGTCTAAGACTCCAGCTCCGAGTCCTCCGTCATCGATGTATATTTTCCTGAAGTTTGAAGCCCGATGAAGTCGGATTATATTCCTTGCCGTCTCTGTTAATAGAACTTTCCTATAAATCTTAACCTCATTCTCTCTCAACTTCTCTCGATTAATCCTTTTCAGAGAGAAGAAGACAGTCTCATCGTCTCCGAGTCGAGCAATATCGACTCCGAGGAAGTTATCAACTGTTTGAATTTTATTGAATTTAATCGGTTCATATTCATCTCTTTTAAGAGTCATACACTTTTTGATGAGGTCAGTCGGAAAGAACTGTCTCAATTCATCAATAAATCTCCCTTCATACTCTTGACCATATTCGAGAGCGGACATTTCTTTCCGTTCTCGCTTCAGATACTCCATTGCCTTCTCCTTTTGGAGTTTAGACCATGAATCACATATTTCCCGATTGCTTAAAGCGGTTTGAGAAGTGATTTCGAATTTGGAGAAGGAATTGTCTGGATTATTCCAAATTCTATAAAAATAACCTTGTCTTCCGAATGGAGTTGAGAGGAGAATTGTATCTCCTCCAGTTGTTAATAACATTGGAGTAACTGCTGTCCAGACTTCTTCGGGAACACGACTCGCTTCATCAACATAAAGTCTGTGAATTGTTCTCCCTCTGATTCCAACTCCAGAGAGTCCAGTCGGCAAACAATGAATAACACTCTTATTGTAAAGATTGATTTTATGTTTCGTGGGTCTGTCTTTCCCTTTTCTTATAGATTTCATCGATTTAAAAGTTAAATATGAAAGAGTCTTGTCAAATAGTTCATAAGCTTGTCTCTCTGTTGGTGCTATCATTAGAATCTGTTTGTTTGAATGTTTGAGAGCATATTCCGCAGCGTCTCTTGCTGCGATGACGGATTTCCCGACTTGTCTTCCGCAACAGAGTATCTTGTCTCCCTTTTTAGTGAGGAAATCTTCTTGCCAAGGGTCAAGCTTCATAGTAATCATTCTAAAGACATAACCACCTTATAAGTTCCGTTTGGAATTTGAGAGAGATATTCTTCAGTTTCTCTTTTTGAAATCTTACCGACTTTTGATTGTATGAAATATATAATCTTGTTCTCCGTGTCAATGGCTGTGACATCAACTGGAGAATGAGAACCCGCCGACCTATATGATATATGTCCGAGTGCTTTATGTCTATGAACTATTTTATACTCTTTTCTCCTTCCCTTGACATAGTTTGCGTTCGCCATGTGTTAAGTATATCTGATAGTT